GCCAATAAAATTTTTGAAAATGAGGACGATAGAATGAATGAGAGAGCGGCTCCCGATGGCTTGTCGGTTGGTGATTATGTGAGTTGGGATAGCTCTGGAGGAAGCGCTTATGGTCGCGTCCGGAGAATACAAAGAGACGGTACGATTAATGTCCCGGATACGGATTTCAGTATTGAGGGAAGTGAGGACGACCCGGCGGCTCTTATCATGCTCTATCGAGAAGTCGAAGACGGCTATCGTCCGGCTGGGCAGTTAGTCGGACATAAGTTTTCAACGCTCACAAAAGTTCAAGAGCGAGCGATCCATTTCGAAACCGAGGATCGACACATTCAACAGATCACAGAAACCGAGGATCAAATCATAATCGTATTTGGCAAGTCGGATGAGTACGTCGAGGAAAGCGAGGACGATATGGACGAGGCTGGTTATAAAAAGAAAAAAGACAAATACAAACGAGAAGCGCGGCAAGTTGCAAATTTAGAGGTGAGAAGCCTCGACGATAACACTGTAACTGTTGAAGGATATGCCGCCGTCTTTAATCAAGAAACAACAATCGGCGGACAGTGGCGCGAGCAAATCGCTCCGGGCGCTTTCTCCGATGCTCTTAATCGAGACGACGTTGTATTCTTAATCAATCACGACGGCCTCCCTCTCGCTCGAACCAGGTCGGGAACCTTAGAGTTATCTGAGGACGATCACGGTTTGAAAATGAAAGCCAGCTTAGACATTACTGATCCAGACGTCCGCTCGATCGTTCCAAAAATGCGACGAGGCGATCTCGATAAAATGAGCTTTGCATTCATGCCGACGAGACAGAAATGGAACGATGCTGATGAGATGCCTCCCCGGACAATTCAAGAGGCTAGTTTGTTCGATGTCTCGATCGTGACAACTCCAGCGTATGCCGGGACCGACATAGGTCTTCGAAGTTTACAAGAATATCAAGAACGCAAAACCGGGGCCAATGTTGCCCGGCGTTTGCGAATGAAATCCAAATTACTGAGATAGGATCGGGGCTCCCGATCTTAGCCCATTTCCTCCCCGGCCCTTGGGCAAGGCCAAATTCAAAGGAGACGTAATGTCTGATCTAAAAACCATTCGGGAGCAAATCGCTAAATTAGCGACTGAGGCCCGAGAAAAGTTAAACGAAGTTGATAAGAACACAACTGAAGAGAGATCGGTTGAGATCGAGCGCGAGTTCGATGCGATGATGGCAGAGACCGAAAAGCTAGAAGCTCGAGCCAATCGAGAGGAAAAGCTCCAAGCGTTGCAAGCAAAAATGGCAGAACCGGACACATCAAAAATTCCTACAATCGAGGGTCGTGATACACCGGCCGTTGATGCTGGTCTTGATATGGATTATCGCCATGCTTTCCATGAGTATATCAACGCCGGTGAGAGTAATATTAGCTCCGAAGTTCGGAACGTATTAAAAAGAGCTCAAACGGTTGGAACAAATACGGCCGGTGGTTTTACCGTTCCGGTCGAGATGGCAACGTTCATCGAACAATCTATGGCGGCAACTGGTCCGATGTATACGAGCAATCTTTTCTCTGTCATCAACTCAACTAATGGAAACCAGTTAGACGTTCCAACTTTGGACGATACTGCTAAGGTTGCGGCGGCTCATACGGAAGGTGGCGACCCAACAGATGACGGAGGGGTAGACGCTGTATTTGGAACCAAGAACGTCGGGGCATTTGCTTTTAATTCTGAATTTATCAGATGGTCCATCGAACTCAATTCCGACAGCATTTTAAACATGGAGCAACTCCTCGGTCAGTTAGTCGGTGAACGTTTGGGACGTATCGCAAACAGCAAATTGACCACTGGAAGCGGCTCCAGCGATGTTGAAGGGATCGTTACAAATTCGGCGGCTGGTAAGACAGCGGCAAGCGCGACGGCTATTGCAGCGGACGAGATCATCGATCTCATTCACTCAGTCGATCCAGCTTACCGAAGTTCAGCATCGACCGCTATGATGATGAACGATAGCACGCTGGCAACGATCAGAAAGCTAAAGGATGGAAACGGAAATTACCTCTGGCAGATGGGGAACTATCAAGCCGGTATTCCACAAAACATTCTTGGATTTCCAGTCGTTGTTAACCAGGCAATGGACAGCATAGCGACCGCAAAGAAAACAATTCTTTTCGGCGATATGTCTAAGTTCTATGTCCGCAAAGTTGGCGGTCCATCAATTCAAGTGCTTACTGAAAGACACGCCCCAGATCGTTCAATTTTGGGCTTTGTTCGTTTTGATGGCGTTCTAACAAATACCGCTGCAATTAAGCATTTGGTTCAAGCATAATACCTCGGAGGGCGTTCGCGCCCTCCTCCTAACTAGGAGCGAAAAAATGAAATTGAAACTATTACAATCGATGGCCGGAATAAGTTTTTCTCATAACCGGGGAGATATTATAGAGGTCGCAAACGACGAAGAGGCAAAGAGATATATCGAGCTTGGTGTTGCTGAACCGGTAGCTGATGAGCCTAAGAAAATTGAAACCGCGACAGCTAAAACTCCGGCAAAGAAAACCGCCGTTGATAATGTTGTTGAGGAGTAAATAAATTGACGCTTAGTCTCCAACATCGAGTAGAGCTTGTAACAGCTCCAGCAAATGAACCGGTTTCTTTGTCCGAGGTAAAAAGTCATTTGCGCGTCGAGCATAATGACGAGGACGCTTTAATCGCTCGATTGATTGGAGCGGCTATTGATTACATCGATGTAACTGGAGCGCTCGGACAGGGCATGATAACTCAAACTTGGGGCGAGTGGTTTGGTGCTAATTTGGGAACCGTTCGGCTTTCGCTCGGTCCTATCCAAAGCGTTACTGCAATCAAATATTATGACACCAACAACGCATTGCAGACTGCAACGCTTTCCGATTTTTTTATTCTAGGTCGGCCAGGTCATACAACTTTGAAGCCGAAGTCTGGTTTTAATTGGCCGGTCGCGTTTGCTCGAGATGATGCAATTAAGGTTGAATATGTGATCGGATACGGAACGACGCCTGGCTCAATTCCACAAACGGTTAGACATGGCCTGATGATGCTAGTCGGTCACTGGTATGAAAATCGAGAAAATGAATTAGTTGGCACGATCTCGAAAACTTTACCGCATGGGTTTAGTGCCTTAATGGATAACGTTCGCGGAAATTGGTATGGCTAGAGCTGGACTTATGCGAGAGCCGATAACGTTTCAGCGAATGGCTCCGACAACCGACGTTTACGGAAATACAACTGGAACGTTTACCGATCACTTACAACGCCTGGGCGAGCTTAATGAGCGCGTCGGTCAACAAAGAACGGAGCAAGGTGTTTTGACGGACGTTAGTCGGGCAAGTTTAAAAGTTCGGAAAGATACATCGACAAACACAGTCACAATCGCAGATCGCGTTGTTGCACGAAATACAAACTGGTCGATCCGATCAATCTCACAGTTCGACACAAAAGGGACAGTGTTAGAAATGATGTTGGAAAAAGGTGTAGCAACGTGAAGTTCAAGGGGACTTTGCGAACTAAGGAGATACAAGCGGCCTTTAAAAAATTACCTGGTGCATATGAGAAAAATATTATTACCGCTCAGGAAAAGACAGCAAAAGAGATTTTAAAATTTATGCGGATCATGGCTCCAGGTGGAGCCCCCAAAACAAGTGGGGATCTGAAAGCTGAAATGTATATTCAAAAAGACAGTAACGGTCTTAGGATATCAGCGGAAGCGGCGCAACCAAACAAAGAAGACCAAATCAAAGCTGTCGCGATCCATGCCGGGCGAACCAGGGGCAATAGAGGAACAACGGTCGGCATTCCGTTTGTTGGTCGAGCCCGACAGCTCGGGAAGCAAAAACACGTTGGCAGAATGAATAGAGCTCTTTTAAACGCTAGAAAAGAAGTAGGGTTGAAATAATGCCGGACGGTTTTGCTTTGGAGTTACAAAAGGCAGTGAGAGCGTCGCTTGTTGCTGATAGTAGTATTACCAATTTAGTTTCTACTCGAGTATTTGATGAACCGCCGGAGGGCGTAACTTTCCCATATATTCGTTTCGGTCGAATAGAACCCACAACGCTTGATACCGATGGAAGCTTAGGAGCTGACGTCGCTTTAACAATCGAGGGATATTCGCAAGCGACCGGCCGGGTTGAGGCGACGCAAATCGCGGAAGCTATAAGGGCGGCATTGCACCGGCAAGAACAGAGCGTTTCTTTGACCGGTTACACTTTGACAGAAATAATTACTGAGAACTATTTCATCGATCGACAGACTAACGAGCGCGGATATATCGCGAGAGTAATTTTGTCCGCGATGTTGACGGCCGGTTAGCGGCTCCGCCCTATATGCGCTTTGGGCAAGCGCTCTGCTATATTGGAGAAACTAAATGGCAAAACAACTTGGACGAAGTTTCCTCGTAAAAATTGGAGACGGAGCTGGATCGGAAACGTTTACAACGTTGGCCGGTATAAACTCAAAATCAATTACAATTAATAATTCGAGTATTGATGTTACTACTCCGGATGCAAGCACGCCTGGCGGAGTTTTGTTCGCTGAAAGTTTAAACGGTTTGAAGTCTGTTAGTTTAACAGGCGACGGAATTTTCCTAGATGAAACAAGCGAGGCAAGACTTAATACGGTTGCGATGGCGGCTGATCCTCTTGCAAACTTTCAGATTGTGACACCCGATTTCGGAACCTATGCTGGGGCTTTTAGAGTAACCAGTTTTGAGCTCGGCGGAGAGACCGAAGGGGCTGTTACTTTTAGCGCTTCTTTTGAAAGTTCCGGCGCGGTTACGTTTACAGCGGCCTAGTGGGAATAACAGCCGAAGCTCCGAGAGGTGGCGTTGTCGATACAATCAACGGCGTCACCTATACACTCATTTTACGAAACCGAGAGATCGAGCGTTTTGAGGACAAGCACCGGGGAATATTTGAACTTTGGAACGGCTTCTACGACGATGGTAAGAAACCGACCTCTCGAGAGGTCCGCGATATTGTAGCGCTGGCGCTTAATGGCGGCGGTCTCTCAGATATGAAAGCGGATCGAATTGTTGAGGATGCCGGCCCCGAGGGGCTTATGAAGTTTTATCAACTGGCTCAAAGTATTGTCGGTGTTGCGTTTATGCCTGATGTTTTTGACGCGCCCGAAGTAAAAAAAAAGACAAAGACGGACGAGCACCGGAACGTCTTGGCGTCCGCCGAATAATTAAATCAGCGGTTGCCGCTGGATATAAACCAAACGAAATACGAGATATGATACCGCTCGACACATTTATTGTTTTCGAGGGCTGGAACGATGCTCACTCTCCAAAGAAACCCG